AGTATGTATTATGCTTACTTTGCCTACAATGCAAATGATCAGGTGGTAGATCACTTAGTAGATACTGCTATTACAGCTGGCTCTTGTATTAAATATCCAGGAACTATAGCAGCTGACCACGTGGACTTCTTTATAAAGTTTGTGCTAAGACAAGAGTTATCAGTAGCTCAGCAATTCTTATTACAGGTGAGTATAACCTAATGTTTAATCCAGTTTTCGACACGGTGCAGACCAGTGAGATTATACAGAATAGATTAGCTCGTCTACAAAGTGTATTGCGTTCGTATGTTGCGTATACTCAAGTAGATTATCAAGCTAAAGTTTATAGTGTGGTCAATCAGGTTCTAAACTTAGGTAACAATATGTTACCTGCTTTTACTATAGCTGGAGAAACCCCAGCTATTATAGGAGGTATTGAAACTAATTTACAGAACCTAAATAATGATGCTCAGGACGTAGCCGCTGAGTTATTGGATATAGAAAATCAGTTGGCTCAATTCTTTAATCTATCTGCTGGTATACAGAATACACTCCGTCAGAGTCTCAGAGAGCAAATATACAGATCTACTAATACAGAGTTCATTGAGGACTTTGTAAATGACTTTCAGTTACAATCTGGATATACGGTCTCTATAGATTTTAATGCTGGAGTAGCTACCAATACTTTAGTAGCTGACAAGGTTATGAATCCAGCTTCTATTATAACTGGACCTTCAAGTGTCAGTTCTACTTCTACAGCTAATACAAGTTATAACCCTATGGGTTTATTAAACCCAACTAATCAGGTTGATAATTTAGTTACTTGGAGCGGATCTACATTAGAGTTACAGTTAATGTATACTACTCCTACACCAATCAATAGACTAATTATACAGCAAGATAACTACCAAGGGTTACAGATTAGTAGTCTGACTAGCTCGCCAGATGGTATCTACTTTGATGAAATAGATGCAGAGCTATTCGATTCAGATCTGAACTTGGGAGCTCAGTCTGGTAAATATAGCGGTGATTCTATTATTGACTTCAATCCAAGAAGTATTAGTGTATTGAAGATTGTATTCCAAGATCTTATAGGGCAGGGTTTTATAGCTCTCCGTGGAATCTCAACCCATCAACGTCAGTATAATAGCTCAGCTTTATTCACTACTAATCCTATTTCTGTTCCTACAGGAACAGTTCTGTTTAATTCATCACAAAGAATATATGACCAGCTTACTTCAATTACCCATCAGCTTTCATATGATGGTGCTCACTTCCAAGTAATTCAACCGAATACTGAAATTGCTTTAGCCAGTATTCCCTTCTGGTATAGAGCTCAGCTTAATACTTTACCTAGCGGATTTAATACAGCAGCTAGTCCATTGTTCGCTGCTAATGGAGATCCTTCGTTATCAGGTAACTATGTCCTTGGTAATATAACTACTACAGATTTGGGTGCTGGGGTATTACTTAGGAATATAGTTTTTACTACAGTTACAGGCCCTATTATCTTAAATGATGTGCCTATACCTGGAACTCTAGCTATCTATTATGGTTCTGTATTACAAACTACATCAGCTTATACATTCTCTAATAATACTATTACCTTAAATTCGTCTCAGAGTAATGTCACGGTTCGCTATCAGACTTCTGCTTTAGGGCCAGCTGGATTAGGCGCTTTACAGCAATACTTTTCTCCATATCTTTTTGAAGTCACATTTGAAGGTCAAGGATAATGACTACTAGATTTACAGATGGAACTCAAGGATCAGCTTCCCAAGTAGAGACTTCTTTCACAGAGCTTAGAACTCAGGGTCAATCAGCTATATCTCAGCTTGTTAGCCTGAGGGAACAGTCTCTACTCTTATTTAGTAACGCTCTATCAGCTTTAAATAGTAAGAGGGTAAGATCTAATAGACTAGCTAATCAAAGTGTAGCTCTAAAGTTTGTAGTATCTGACCTACAAGATATAAACCAGACTACTACCACAGCTACCTTAAGATGTGATACTAATAGTGTATATCTTAAAGAAAGGTCAGCTCCTACCCAAGCTACAGTTCAAACTGTTAGATTTTCTGCCTCGGAAGGAACAATACAAGCTTTAAATGTGCCGCAGACGGGTTCCTCAGGCAATCTGGGGGCTTTGTATAGAGTGGCTACCTCTGATGGCTCAGCTCCAGTAGGAACCTTTGATATTACCTTACTAAGCCAAGTGAGCACATCTTTAATCATTATGGATATGATGAATACCCCATCTAATGCTACATTGGTAGTTTCTATATCCCCAGATGGTATTACATATACCCCAGCTATTACTACAACTAGGAATGGTTATAGGATATCGTCTTGGTTTAATCCACAACCTGTTCAATATGTTAGACTTGTGATTACTCCTGTATTACCAGATACATTGGGTGGTAATGTCTATACCTTTGGTTTGACTGACTTACATATTTTTGCTGTTCAATATCATTTACGCAGTGATCTATATACTAACCAGTTACAGATAAGTCCTCAGGGTGCTTCATTACAATTCATTACCGATAATGTTCCTGGGCTAACTTTCTTCTTGGCTTTAGGACCTAACCCCGCCTTAGAAGTAAGTCCTGGGGATATTGTAGCAATCCCAGGAGTTACTACTATTACTAATCAAAATAGTACTATCAATGGTTCTGGTTTGCTTAATCATACTTTGCCTACTAATGTTTATTTACCAAGCTTAACAATAGTAGATGCTGCTTCACAGATTAGTATGAATATAGCTCCTAATCTAAGCCACACTACAACTGGTATAACTAATCAATATATTACGGTAGACCCTAGCACGGGGAATATGTATCTAATAGTCTATAACTCTATGAATGATTCTGGTAGAACATTTAATGTATCTTATTCTTATGGACCTTCTACGGTTCCTGTTTCTCTTCAGGTAGAAATGACTACTAGTAATTTAAATAACACGCCCATATATCAGGGAGCGGAGCTGATAAATGTCTAACGATTTTCTAGATTTGAGCACAGTTGAGTTAGTCTCAACTCTTAGAGCTGCCCCAGCTAATGGGTCTCCTAGCTCTCAAGATTACAATGATTCTTGGACTGAAGCTTTAGCCGACCTTGCTTCTTTATCTGGGTTTATTAATGATATTATGCTACCTATGTTGAATGGTTTGGATGGCACCATTCAGCCTACTGTAAACGCTACTCCCTCAGGTTTAGAAGGTAGATTTATATACGGTGATACTACAGATACTACTACACTGTTCTATGATGCTTTGTCTTCAAGTTCATTGTCATTAGCAGACTCTCTTAGAGTATTGAATGGTATAGTTACTACGGTTCAGACCGCTGTTACCAATATAACAGTTCAAATTACTTCTCTACAAACTCAATTATCTTCTACTAATCAGAATGATATTGCTCAAGCTTTACAGAATTTTGCTGCTTCATTACAGAATGTAATATCGCAGACTACAGCTAATACACAAGCCATTTCTAATATACAGTCTGGTACAATTGTTGCTTCTCAATTACCTACACCTACTACTACTACCTTAGGTGGTATTAAATCAATATTACCTGTTACGAATGAGTTTGTATCTTATATTGACAATACAGGCCAACCTTTCTTAGCTCAACCAACATTTGCAAACCTTGCAGGTAATATTTCTATTACAGATATGAATGGTGGTGTGGGTGCCAGTTCAACTACAGCTTGGTTTGGTGATGGAACGTGGAAAGTTCCAGCTGGTGGAGGTAGCGGTGTTACCCTTCAAGTCAATGGAGTTACAAGCGGTAACCAAACTATAGAGAACTTACAGCAAGGAACTAATATAACTATTGTTGATAATGGTTCTGGTACTAAAACTATCTCAGCTACTACATCTGATAATGTATTAGTAAATACGGTTACTCTATCTTCAGGTCAATTATTAGCTTTAGCTGGTACTCCAATAACTATAGTTTCTGCTCCAGGGACTGGTAAGTTTAATCAATTGATGAGTTTATCTTTTCAATATAAGTATAACTCTGTTGCCTATACTGTTCCAACTAATGCTCAGTTGGGAGCGTACTATGTTAACGATACAGGATACTTATATAGTTTGGGAGCTGCTGCTGGAGCTGGTCTATTAGACCAAACAGTAAGCAAAGTATTCTGGGTTACTGGAGCTGGTGGTGTTGTAGTGCCACAAACTACTCTAAGTAATTCTTCTATAGTTGTCTTTCAACCAGCAGGCCCTATTGCGACTACTTCATTAGGTGTAGGTGGTTCAGGTTATGCTGTAAATGACACAGGTACTATAATCGGTGGTAACAATGCCGCAACATATATTGTGACTTCTGTAAGTACTGGTGTTGTAACAGGATACACTGTTACTGCTAATGGAGCTGGTTATGTTACTGATCCTGGAGCACCTACTTCAACTGGAGGATCTCAACCTGGGTCAGGTAGTGGTCTTACTATAGCTATTACGGCTACTACTCCTACCAACCTAACATCTGGTAATAGTTCTGTAATAATTAACGCAACCTATGCTGTAATTAACTTATCGTAGGTATAATAATAATGAAAACTTGGATAAGATTATTAACATTACTATCTTTATTAAGCGTGCCTTTTAGCGGTAGTGTTTCTGGTATTAATAGGCATAGAGTTATTCTAACCTGGAATGCTACGACTAAGACGACTACTAACCAATCTGTTGGTGGCACAGTATACTATTATATTTACCGAGCTCATCCTTGGAATGCTCAGTTTGTTAGATTAAATCCAACTACCCCAATAACAACTTTAACTTATACAGATCCTAATGTAATTCCTGGTGAGCGGTATGCTTACTATGTAACAGCAAAAGTAGGAAATGCAGAGTCAACTATGTCTTCAATACAAAGAATAACAATACCTTAAGGAGAAAGCAATGGCAAAGTCAACATATGTAAAAGGTTCTAAGGGATCTAAGCCAACACCTACAGTTATCCCTGCACAACCACTACCTCCATATATTAATACGGTAGATGTAACACCATTTAAAAACCCAACTGGAAAGAAGTAATGCCTAAGAGATCTCATTCTAATAGAAAATCCACCAAGTTTAAACCTGGTGCTGTGTTAGCTAAACCTTCATCTCCAGCTGGTAAAGTAAAGACCAAGAAAGGTAAGGTTGCTAACTTAGGTTTGAATGAGCCAGCTTCTCCCAGCTGGAGGAACCCACCTTTTAATGGGACATTCAAAGTGCCATTCAGATTCGGAACCTAATGAGACGGAAGGGAATATCTAGAAGAGCAGCAAGAAAGCGTAATCGTAAGCGTCCTAAATCTTCCATAGAGAAGTTAGTAGCCGCTTGGTTAGTAGCAGATGGTATTCCTTTTCGTACTGAAGTTAAGTGTGGTAAGTGTCATATAGATATAGTATTAGGTAATAAGATAGCAATTGAATTGAATGGATGTTATTGGCACGGCTGTCATATTTGCTTTCCTAATATGTCTAAAAAGATGCAAATGAAAAGGTTTAAAGATATACATAGATATCAATTCCTAAGAAAGCGTGGTTATAAAGTTTATGTTATTTGGGAATGTAAGATATTAAATAAGCCAGATGAAGCTCGTGAGGAGTTAAGAGGTTATGGGAATATCCCAATACTTTAAGCAACCACCAGGTTTAATACCACGAACTATAAACGCCTACAATGTAACTTTAGAAGGGTCTATGCCTTTCTCTGTGGGCTTTGGAGCTTATGGTGCTTATAAAGCTCCGACTGGGCATAAGATAGCTGGTGGTTTAGCTGGTGCTTTATCCTTTGGTATAGCTTCTTTAGGCACTATTGCTATTACCGCAGCAGTTCCTGGTATACCTCCTATACTTACAGATATGATATTACAGAATTTAATTGCTGAACCTATTGATAAAGCTATACAAGCTACGGTTCAGCCTCTAATAGATTTTGGAACTAATATGCGAAGGCATGGGTTTGGCGGTCGCTATAATGATACTCAAGTAGCATATACTATGAGGTCTGCGGCGGCAAGAGAAATGTCTGGGTCGTTGATGAATGCCCGTCAATGGTTAGGTCAGGAGGCGTCTTTTATGGCGCAGTAATTATGGGGAAAAATCACAAACTGATAAATCTTAGTAAGTGGAGATATAAATGTCTATTATTCAGACCGCACGAACAGCAGAGACACTGATATCAGGGTCTAATACTGTTTCTATGGCTTGGCCAACAGCCTTTCCCGACAATACCTATTTCGTGGCTATTCAAAATCCTGAGCTAATACTAACTAATCCTTCTACTGGCTTATCTCCAGCTACAATAACATCTTGGACTTATAGTGGTACTGGTGTAGGTATATCAATAGTTATAAACAACCCTAATGGAAGTTCTATTAGTTCCCAGATAGATGCTATAGGTATAGTAGCAGGAACTCAAGATAACTTTATGAACTTTATTAATAGGTTAACAGCCTTAGATGGGGTTGGTGCTGTCGTCCCTTCTTCAGCCGCCGTGCCAGTTTTACAAGCTGATATGAATGGACTGCGTAGCACATTGAATCAATTAGTACTTACTCTGCAGTCTCAGTTAAATGCTTATGGACAGCAAGTAAGTCAACTACAAAGCTCTGTTAACACATTACTTGGAAATGTATCTTAGTCTATACTAACCAGGCTCAGATGCCTGTAAGGTCCTATGTCCTTCGAACCAGTAATTAAAATATCAAGATCCCAGATTACTCAGGTTGTCACAGGCTGCGTTGGCACTGGTGTGAGTGCCTCTACCTGGTTTACCCAGGATACAGGCCCACTTGGTGGTGGTGCTTTAATAGTCCAGGCGGTGATGACTGGGTCTTTCTCTGCCTTAACATTTAACCTTGAAGCTTCTTTGAATGAAGGCGTTACTTGGGGTGTTGTATCTACTTGGAGCTCAACTGCTACACCTATTGATGTCTTACAGATTTCTGAGAGAGCTTTATTCAGGTTTAATTGTACCAGTTTTACTGGTGGGACTTCTGTTGATCTATTCGCTATAGTAGCTGAGATTGGATCTATCAATGTATCTGGTGGTAGTGGCCCCAGTACTAATGTCAATGCTTCTCAGCAAGGTGTATGGAATGTTGGTGTAACTGATAATGGTAATACAGCCAATGTAGACAGCAATAATAGTTTACAGGTTGCTTTATATCCTGGCACTCCTTTACCGGCTGGGACAAATGTAATAGGGCAAGTAGAGATTACAGATGGAACACACGGCCCTGTTACGGTCGGAGTTATTGGTAGTACGAAGGCTTTAGCTGTAGAGATAGTAGATGGATCTGGTAATCAGATTGCTAACTTCAGTGATGTTTCCATTGTCCAGGGTGGGCATACTGGTGTAGTAACAGTTTCTGGGGCTATTAAAGTAGATGGATCTTCTGTTACCCAACCTACTGAAGATGCTGCTACTGGTATAGTAAATAACACGGCTCCCAGTGATGCTATTCAAATAGGTTCAGTAGATGGTTCTGGTAATCTACAAGCAGCAAGTGCTACTCATCCTATTCCAGTAACAGTTGGTAGTCCTTCTCTCCCTACTTATTCTGTGAGCACAGGCGCAACTCTTAAAACAGTAAGCACTATAGCCCCTGTGTTAACTATACAGCCTCAGTCTGGAACACAGGCTAATACTTTCACTTTACAATCAATAGATCTAATGGGTCTATCAGTTGCTTACTACGAAATTAGAAGGAATGCTACCCTTACAGGTGCTTCTTTTTCTGCGGTTAATGGATCAAGTTTAATGAACTATGACACATCTGCCAGCTCAGCAAGCGGAGGTCTTGTAGTAGATTCGGGGTTTGTAATGGTAGGGTCACACATAAAAGAATTTTCCACGATTACTTTTTCCTTTACCGGCTCGACCGGAGATAAATTTACATTATTATTTGCTGGCGCAAATAGTAATACAGCTTCAGTCGGCGGCTCTTTTAGCTGGACGGAGTAAGGAGATTAGATGCCTACATTTCAAGGTATAAGTTTATATGACTCTGGCGGTACTGGAATTGCCGTTGGACAGACAACTATGTCTGCTTCAGTTCCTGTTGTAATTGCTTCAAACCAAGCCGTATTCCCAGTTAATATAGAAGCGAGTAGTACTGCTCTTACAGCCACTGGTAGCTCTTTAAATGTCAATATTACAGGTGGAGCTTCTGCTGGTGGTATAGCCGACGAAGCAACCTTTACAGAAGGTACAACTACCTTCCAACCTATTGGAGGTTATTACAAGACTTCAATTACTTCTCTAAGTACTGGTCAGGGCGGCGCAGTAGCTATGACTGCTGGCCGTGCTATGTATGCTGATATCCATAGCGTTGGTGGTACTTCTCTCGGTGCTCCATCAAACTATGGAACATCCCCAGGTGCTGTAGAGGTAATGGGTGTAAACTCTTATGTTACTAACATCGTAGAAGTTTCTCCAACTACTTCAGCTAATACTCTTAGCAATCAATTCTTTGTTCAGATAACAGATGGTACTCACGGTGTAAGTACTAACTCAACTACTTATACTTCTAAGTATGGATTAGATATTAATATACTTGGTACATTAGGAACTGCTTTTACCACAGCTGGTTTTGTAGATGTCAAGGGTGCTGATGGTAATGTGTTCGTACGTCAGACAACTGGTTCAAATCTACATACGGTTGTAGATAGTGGTACTATTACTACTGTTTCAACAGTAACTACTGTTACTAACCCAGTTAAGATTGAAGGTAATGCTGGTGGTATCCTTGATGCTGCTACTGGAGCTGCCGTTCCAGCTAATGCTATTCAGGTTGGCGGTTCTGATGGTACTGACTTACGAGCTCTAAGAACAAGCGTTGCTGGTACATTAATTACAGTCTCAGCTGATGAAGTAGCTGTTCATAATACTGGTATGGGTTACTTCTCTGTTGATAACTCTACTACAGCTGTGTCAGTTGCTTCAGGAACTCCAGCTTGTTTAGTTGCTTTTGAAACGAACTCATCTTCAAAAGTTGCTACTATTAGAACAGTTACTATAGCTACTAACGGTGCTCTTACTTATTGGGCTCTTGTTTATAACGCTAGCACTTTAAGCGGGGGCACTTTTGCTGTAATTGGTGGTTCAGCTGGAGCTAGCACATCAAAAGTTAATGCTGCTGTTACATCTTATGCCATAGGTGCTGCTGGTGTTATTATAGCCTCAGGTTATGTTTATGGTGATGGTGTTACCATACCTCTAGATATAATGGCTAATCAGGGAACTCCGGGGGGCACCTACGCTTTAATTGCAAATCCAGTCAGCGGCACAGTAGGATGCTATGGTGCTCTAACTTGGACTGAAACTACAACTGCTCTATAATCTAATGGGGATGTTAGAAATAACATCCCCTTTCTCCTCAGGTAAACCTAATGCCTCAATTTGAAGGTATTGCGATATACGGTAATTCAAGTGTTGCTATAGACGCAGCACAGGGTGCAACTGCGCCTGCTAATTCTATTTCTATTGGCGGAACTTATAATTCTTCTCTGCCTTCTCTAAGTAATACTCAGCAGTCTGCTATTCAGTTAGATACTAAAGGTCAAGTTCTTATTGACCTTAATTATGTAGCTGGAACTGCTTTAGGATCCCCTTCTAACTACGGCACAAGTCCTGGAGCTGTGGAAGTAATTGGGGTTAATTCTTATCTGACTAATGTAGGGCAGTCCTCTCAGACTACAGCAACTTGGACTAACTCTACTTCAAGTACAGCTGCTGCTTCTATATCTGTCGTGGGTTATTCTACTCTTGTTCTAACCCTTTCTTCTGTTTTTAATAGCGGTACTATGCAGTTATTTTTTCAAGTATCGGATACCGCTGGAGGAACTAACTGGTATGGAATATATGGGGCAACAACTGTATTAGGTGTTAATTCTAGTCTTATAATCAGTGGAACCTCAACATACGCTGTTTCTTTCGATGTGGCTGGTTGGAATCAGTTTAGAGTCTATCTAAATACAAATACATCAACAGCAACTTCAACTCTTAATATAGGTATGACTGCTTCTGCTGCCTCTACAGTTCCTCTAGTTTTAATTGGAAATGGTATAACTATAAGTGCTGGAACTGTTGCAATATCAGGTACCGTCGCTGTTACCCAATCAGGCACTTGGACAGCAGTTGGTACTAATGCTGATGCTTCAATAGGGGCAGGAACAGCACCATCTAAGGCTCTTGCTGTAGCTGGAGTTTATAACTCAAGCCTACCTTCACCATCAAACGGACAAACTGTAGCCATACAGCTTGACTCAGCAGGTCAGCTGTTAGTTGACCTAAACTATGTAGCAGGGACAGCATTGGGTGCTCTTGCCAACTATGGTACAAGTCCAGGTGCAGTAAAGGTTCCATCTGTTAATGCTTATATTACTAACACCCCAGCAGTTACTCTTACATCTACTACAATTACAGGAACAGTGGCTGTAACTGAATCAGGAACTTGGAATGTTGGATCATCCACAGCCACAGGGTCAGCCGTTCCAGCCAATGCTTTCTTTGCTGGACTACAAGCTCAAACTTCTTATCCAACAGCAGCAAGTAGTGGAAATCTTGTCGGAGCAATGGCAGACAAGGCAGGACGACAAGCAGTTGTATTAAATACCGTCAGAGACTTAGTAGGCACAGCAGCATTATCCAGTTCATCCTCTTCAGCTACTTCTTTTATATCAGCTGGAGGTAGTGGTGTATTCAATGATATATGTGAATTAGTAATAACTAATGAATCTTCTACGGCTACTGTAGTTTCCCTTTCAGATAATGGTAGCGGTGGAACAGTTTATAAATTTGCCATCGCAGCTAACGGCGGTATGACAAAGACTTTTGCAACTCCACTTCCACAAGGAACTTCAAACGCAGCGTGGGATGTTTTAAATTCTGCAGCTGTAGCACTTGATTATGTAGCTGTGTTTGCAAAGAACAAGTAAATGTCTATTGCTTATGTAAATGGAGCAAATACTGGGGCTATTATTGTATCCCCACCTTCTCCTATAACTCTTACTCTGAACCTTGCTTCGGGAGACCTTTGCATTATCAATATGCGAGGAGCTGGATATTTAGCGTTCACAGGTATATCTGACACAGCCTCAAATTTCTGGAACTGGGGCTCGTCATTGACTTTCGGTACTTCTAACATTCAGTCAGGCTGGTGCTACAACTCAAATAGTAATAGCTCTGATGTTATTACTATTTCTTATTCAGGGTCTCCAAGCTATGTCATTCTATGGGCAGATGTGTTCAGTGGTATTGCAACTACATCTGCATTTGATGTTCAGTCTACATCAAGTGGCACTCTATCAGGAGTGACAACCACTAACAGCATTTCTCCTTCAGGCTCTGGCGACCTTTGTTATGCCATTGGTAGTAGCGAAACTACAAGTGGAGCGTGGACTCCAGGAAGTGGATACACAACTGCTCAGGCAGCTCCAGGGTCAAATGGATGTGCTGCCTTCTCAATGTATCAGGTTTTCAGTGGGACATTCAGTGGAACGGTATCAGCAAGTCAGACCTCAGGAACTAACTCAGGACTACTTGCATATACATTCAAGGCGGCTAGTGGACCTGCAAATCACAATCAGTTAATGATGATGGGTTGTGGAACATAACAAATTAGTATATAATATAGTAGACCTTAAAGGAGAGTCTCAATGTCGGATGAAACAGTAAAAGAAGTTCAACCAGTAGAACCAATTAAACTATCTATTGATGTTATTACTAATCATATAGGTATGTTAGTAATGAAAGTCCTATCTCTAGAAGAGAAATTAGAGCAGGCTAAGAAAGATATAGGAGTTGTAGAAATTGAGAAGTTAGCTATGAAACAAGAGATGGATATGCTTAATATTAAGATTCAATCTTTAAGTGTTCCTACTGAACCAGTTGCTCCTGAACCACCAGAACCAAAGCGATTAAAAGTAGTTAAGTCCAAACATAAATCAGAATAATGATTACTATATCCAACTGGGAAGTTAATGGCGATGACCTATATGTAACAGGTATAGTAGATGGGAAAACTGTGCAAGGCCACGGCTTTACTTCCCGTTTCAATACCTCAAAAACTCCAGCTCATAAGCTTAGATATTTACAAGACCTACTTAGAGCTGGGTCTGAAATTTCTATACCAGATACTAAGCTAATTCAGAAGGTTATTGAACCTTCTTTAAAACCCAGGATTATAGGTTGGCTGAAAAGTCATATAGATCACTTCGTTATATCTTGTGTAGTTTCTATCGGAGTCACATTAGCTACACACCCAGTCGTGAAGTATTTACCACAACTACTTCATTTAATACACCTTAACCCTGCTTGGTTTGGATTCTAAATTCTGGTATACTAACCAGTGTAGAATAGAGCTGCAGTAGGCTAAACCCCTGGCGCTAGCCGATATGGGGAGAGGAACTACGCACCTCTCCCTGTAACTTGTTTAATAGATATAAGTATGGTATAGTTATCTAGTTAATGTCTTCGACCTACAGTAACGGTCTGGCAAAGGCTCCTAGTGATAGGGAGGCGTTCATAGAATTCTCGAAGCGCCTGTTAAATCTAGAGGCTGATATTATTATTGTTGATTTGGATAAATCTTTTGCTCAGGAACCTCCATTAGCTGACCTTGGAATCTGGTTAGATTCCTGGCATAACTTGGTTGATGCTCTTGGTACCAGGGAAGACGCAAAAGAAGGTATAGAGCTTGCTCGGGATATTCTTTATTTCGCCAGCTGTAGAATGAAGAATATGCTTTTTAGTGTAGATTATACTAAACCACCGTTGGATCAGTTTATGTCAGGTATTAAAAAGATGTTCCAAGCTTCTACTTGTTATACATTAGTAGAACCTGTTGCTTTATATAAAAGCCGAGTGGTTTATTGGGGTAGCAATCCATCTGATATATTGACTACTTCTGTAGATTGGATGGAAATAAGAACTAGAAGATATCATCTTCAATATTAAGGAGAATAAAATGGTATTTACATTAGCAATGATGATAGTTTCAGCAGTTGTAGGTGGGACATTTGGTGCAGGTGGTTGGGCAGCTTTCAAAGCTAAGGCAGAAGCCGCAGCCTCAGCAGAGATTGCTACTCTTAAGTCTGATGTCCTAGCAGAGATTGCTAAGGCTTCTCCAGACTTGGCAACCCTAAAGGCAAAGGTCACAGCTCTATTAGCAAAGCTATAAGCTCCCAGGCGTGCCGCTAATAAGCCCTTGTGACAATAGTTGCAAGGGCTTTTGTTTTGTGATATAGTATTACTGAGGCTAATATGAATAAATATCTTTTGTGGTTAGCGACTCTATTACTGATGACAGCTATAAGTCCAGCGGCGAAAGCTCAGACTGCACACTCTGTTAATCTAACTTGGTCGCCAAGTCCAACAGCTAATATAGCAGGCTATAATATTTATAGAGCTGCTTGCTTTGGTACGGTTACTGCTGGTGTTTGTAGTGGCGCTGCGGGAGCATATGGAAAAATAGGCACCGTAAATGCATCTACATTAGCTTATTCTGATACTTCTGTAAATGCAAATGATTCTAAGTTTTATTATGTAACAGCTTATTGTGCAACTGGAACTCCGTGCGCTGGTGAGAGTGGGCCTTCTAATACTATAGCCGTTCAGGTTCCTCCAAACCCAGCCGTACCTCCAGTAGCACCTACTAATTTACAAGGAGTACCACAATAGCGGGAACGAGCACTGGCGCAGCTAGGGAGTCTCATAAGCTCCCGCCCTATGGGTACGGTGGGTTCGATTCCCACTCCCGCCACCAATATTATGAGTTACTATACTGCGACAAATAAAGCAGGCCGTCTCAGGTATAGCTTTATAAGGAAGTTAGATGACCATATTAGCTAAAGGTGAATGCGTTCTCAAAGACTGGGTTCTTGAAATGCCTGGTCGTATGCAGGTAGTTGTTATAGCTGCAATACGAGGACCTGATAGCAATGCAGATGATACCTTGAAGAGAGTTACTCGTTGGGTTAGGAAGCAGGTATTAAAAGATACTAATCCAGCTGGCCATTTTATGAGGGATGTAGAATTCGTTAACCTCAAGTCGGCTATGGAGCAGAACTCTTATCTATGGGATGGTATATCTTTGCATTGGTATGTTCATATGACTGAAGCATTAGCTATTATAGGTTACTTTCATCCAGATGAAATGATCGCAGCTAAAGGACTTGAAGCATATACTGATATGCGAGAGCATTTTAATGCTAAACCCGAGTCCAAAGCTGAACTCCTGGGTCGTCTAAAAGACAAACCAGGCACACTTGCTGAGCAGATTGCTGCTCCTACTACTGAGCTACCAGCTAACCAGCCAGCTTATAAGTAGAACGATAAAACGGGGAGACCCTGGTTCGAGTCCAGGCAATGCTACAAATAGCGTAAGCCGTAGCAGTCGTCTAATGGTCAAGATACCTCACTTCTTTTGTATTACAATTGCCAGATGGTGTAATTGATAACACGCTCGGCTCTGACCCGAGAAAGTCTAGGTTTGAGTCCTAGTCTGGCAGCCATCTTCGAAGGATAACAATGAAAAAGATATTTCTATTACTTCTATTGCTAGCAGGTCTTTCTATACCTGCTCACGCCCAAGCCACTAATGTTTATGTAACTCCCTCCGGCACTGCTCTTGGTAATTGCCCTGCTGGTAGTTCCCAAGCTCCAAACCTAACCCCTACACAATTCAGTAACTCTTCCTATTGGGGTACTGGGTCTACACAGATAGGTCCAGGAACTAAGGTTTTGCTTTGTAGTAATTCAGTAACTCCCTTCTCTTTTACACCAAATACTACAGCGTTCACTATTCAAGGTAGTGGAACAGCAGGCCATCCTATCTGGATTCTTGCTGATACAGGTACGGTTATTCAATCAGGACAGTTTGCTAATGCGTTTTACAATAATCAACACAATTATATTATATTAGATGGTGGACTGAGCGGGGGACTTCCGCAAGGTATTATCCAGAATACAGCAATGGGTACTGGTCTTACTTATCAAACTAACGGAGGCACTTCAGGAATATACTCTCTAGGTCAGAATGTTATTGTTCGTAACTGGAAAATCCAGAATATGTATCTAAATCTGGGTTCAGCACAAGTTACTTGCACCGATGAAGTGTCACCCAATTGTGATACTCACGGAGCAGCATCAATAGATATTGATATTAATGATGGATTGGTAATGGGTCAGGGGTCTTCTACAGTTTCAGTTTGCAATAATTATTTAGGTGAAGCCTCTATAGGAATACAAGTTAATACAATAGATGCACCAGGAGGTACAGGCACACAAGCAACCTGCCAAGCGAACAATTTTATTCCTGGCACGAATATTTATTTGAATACCTTTAATCATCATCACTGGGATATGAGTGTAGGTGGTTCTGGATTAGGTCCTTGGATTTATGCTAATGACCTTTCATCTGATCATACTCAGTGGGATAATCCACACGACAATGGAGAGTCTTATAGTTACCACCAAGATGGGATCATTGCTTTCGGGTATCAGTATGATGTTCCTTCATTAAATAAGCCAGTGATTTTCAACAATCTTTTCAATATCAACTTTGGACCTGCTGCCAATGGAACAGGGGAAGTGTTCTGTGCAGTTGGAGCATTTGTTTTTGGTTCAGGTGATGCTTGCACTGTATTCAATAATTTATTCATAACTAATGGGTATGGAGCGGAGCCTATAAATACCAATGGACAGCAGGGTTTTTATGGTAGCACGATCCAGATTACCAGCAATGTATTGACACTAACAGGTCCTGGTGGTTGGACGACTGAAAGTGATAATCCAACAGGTAAGCAACTTGCTGTGAGTGGTTGCACAAATGCTACATTCCTAAATGGACAGACTATAACAGTTGCAAGTGCAGCAGGCGCAGGACCAGAATGGACTGGAATGACAGCCAGCTTTACCCACGCAAATTATGGACCAACATCAGATACCTGTCAGGCTTTGTATAGTCCTTCTGGTCCAGATTACTTTTGGAACAATACTTTTTACAATGTGACTTCTGCTGAGTTTGGAAATTCTTCTCCGATGCCCAGTTCTATTGAACAACACATTAACAATATTTACTATATAACCCCAAGTGGGGTTAATTATAATGCATATCCATTTGTTGATGATACAGGATTTGCTCCTACTACAGGTGGAGTAGTTTTCAACTCTGATTACAATATTTATTTCTTGAATGGAATCACTGAACCTCCTCCAGGAGGAGCTTATATTGGATGGAACTGGGGAAATGTCAATGTTATTACTCAGATTGGAGGACAGACATTTGCAACTTGGCAGGCCGATTGTAATTGTGATGCTCATTCATTACTTGCTGATCCTATTATAAACAATACAGGACATATAACTGGTAGTTCTCCAGTTGCCACAGCAGGAGAAAATCTGTCTGCTAACTGCGTAACTTATCCTGCTTTATGCTATGATAAACCACCAGTAGTAGGTATTGGTGGAGATACTATAGGTCAACCACGACCAGGAACTGGTGGTGTGCCTACAGGTCCTTGGTCTGAAGGTGCTTATAATGCCGCTAATAGCACTAATATGTATATAGGACAATCTGCATTAGGCAGAGCTGATGGTTCAGATTGCGCCGATACATTACCTTATACTTTCTTTAATAATGCGGCTAACTGGGTTAGCACAACCCCAACAGCCAGTCAAATAGGCCCAGGTAAAACGGTACATCTATGCGGGACTATAATGATTCCCGTTAATACTGTTGGATTAATACCACAAGGTAGTGGTACAGCAACTAATCCTATTATTATACTATTTGAACCTGGTGCTATTCTAGAGTCTCCATTCTTCAAAGGCGGCCCATACGACGGGTGTGGTTATGGGTTTACAAGTTTTATTACAGATTGTGGTGGGATATCCATTCACACTAACTACATTATAGTAGACGGTGGTACGAATGGTCAGATTATGAATACCCAAGCTGGTACTAACAAGGCATATAATGATATGGCTCTTGGTACAGTTAGCGGTCCTACTCACGGAGCTACTGGTACCGCTGTTGGTAACGGAACGTCTGGTGTATTTGTTACTGGTACAGGAAACAAAGTTCGTAATGTAAATATTCATGATATTTATGACCATATCTCAGGTAATATCAATGATGATGGTGGAAACGGGGCTGATATGATAGTAGATAGTTTTGCTACCAGCGTCAGTTTCTGTAATAATATCCTTGCAGATTCCAGAATTGGACTTCAATCTAGTGCTAACGATCCTGGAGTTGGAGGATATGGGACACAAAACATATGTCAATCTAATACAACTATTGTTCCTGGGTTCAACTTTTACTTGAATAATGTAGAGAATCATGCATGGGATCTACTTGTAAATGGAGGTGCTCCAGCTTATTATTACGCTAACTATGTCACTGGTTCGCATGCTAATTGGCTACAACCAGCTGATAATCCTAATGAAGGTGTTAGTTATCACCAAGATGGATTCATTACCTTTGGTTACTTATCCAATGATGTACCAGTTGTAACTTATCCTTTTATATATAATAATACAATGGATGCGGCGGTTCCTGTTGGAGGTAATGACACAGCTTTTCTGTTCCCTGTTAGTGGAGGGCCAAACTTTGGAGCTACTTTAGAAGGGTCAAATTCTGTTATCTTTAATAATATAATAATAGAAAATGCAGCTGGAACTATGCCAGCATATGTTTTAGGAGGTAATAGTGAATTTGATATTACTTCTACTTCAATTACTGGTGGGGTAATGACTCTTAGTGGTTATGGAAATATCGCTGTAGGTCAGTACTTACTTTTTAGTGGCCTGACTAATGCCACTTTTTTGAATGGCAACTACTATCAAATTCAAACTTGTGCACCTTGTACTAATAATGTTTTCTCTGTCAGCAATACTATAACTATTAATGTGCCTGGTCAAGCTAATCACGGATCAATAGCTGATACAGGTAAAGGATGGGAACAAGTTGGTGCTGCACAGTTATACTACAATGATTTTCACGATGGGATTTTCGGCCAGTTAGGTTCTGGAATAGGAATCTATACTATGGAAGGAAATGCTACTTGGTACGATTATGGAGGATCTTCCCAAGCTCAGCAGTGGTATTACTTAGATGATTATTATATAGCTTTAGCTACTTCTATAGCCCGAATGGATTCTAATGCTTATGGCCCTATCACAGGTAATGCTTACCCAACACCAGGAACATATTGGGATTGGGGAGCTTCTGGTCCTCAACCTTCTCTTTCTGCTTGGCAAACTTGGTGTAATTGTGATGCCAATTCACAAGTCATTACAGCACCTAATCTTAATTTGAATTCAAACTATCAACCAACTGATTCAACTTTATTGTATGGAGATAATCGTTCCGATCTGTGTACTAGGGGAGGAGCGTGGGCTTTCCTTTGCTATGATCATCCAGCCGTTGTAGGAAAGGGTGGGGATACAATTGGAACTCCAAGACCAGCTACAGGTCCTTGGTATGTTGGAGCTCGATGGTTGGCTAGTAGTAGCAGTAGTCAGGCAGCTACACCTACTATATCTTTGCCAGCAGGAACTTATACAAGTCCACAGACTATTACATTAGGTTGTACTACACCAAGTAGTACTATCTACTATACAATTGATGGATCTACTCCTACTACAAGTTCACCTGCTTATAGCGGGACATTTTCTTTGACTTTGGGAACTGTATCTGTAACCCTTAATGCTATGTGTGTGGCAGGAGGCTATACAAATAGCGCTGTGGCTTCTAATGTTTACAATGAGTCTCTTACTGCTACACCTGTAGTTACACCAACACCAGCTACTTATGTTCTTCCTATTACTATAAATATGAGTTGTGCTACACCAGGAAGTTCGATCTACTATACGACTAATGGGGTAAATCCAACCAGTGGTTCTACTTTGTATACTGGGTCTTTTTCTTTAGCCAGCCCAGCTACCATTAAATCTATTTGTTTAGCTACTGGATATGCTCAGGGACTTATTAACACTTCTCTATATTCAGAAACTGTAGCAGCTACACCTACTATTTCTCCAGCTGCGGGAGCTCTTACTTCAACTCCTCAGCTTATACAATTGAACTGTTCTACTCCTGGTGGGAATATTTATTACACTACTGATAGTAGTACACCTACTACAAGTTCTACTTTATATACGGGGCAGTTTTCTCTAGGTATTCCTGCAACGGTAAAGGCTATATGTGCTGGTACAGGTTATGTAAATAGTTCTGTAGCGTCAGCTTCTTATACTTTGCTAACTGCTGCAGCTACACCATCTATTACTCCAGCTGGTGGAGCTTATACAGCCGCCCAGACTATCAATATTAGTTGTAGTACTCCAAGTTCAAGTATATACTATACAATTAATAATAGCACCCCTACTACCAGTTCTACTCTTTATACTGGGTCTTTCTTAGGGCCAATGCCTGGAACTGTTAAAGCAATATGTATAGCTTCTGGATATAGTAATAGTGCTGTTGCGAGTAATGCTTATACATTACAATCTATAGCAGCTACACCAGTAATTACTCCATCTCAAGGAGCTTTACCAACACCACAGACTATAGCAATGAGCTGTTCTACTGGTAGTTCTACTATCTATTACACATTGGATGGAAGCACTCCAACAACCAGCTCAACTGTTTATAGCACGTCGTTTTCATACGCAGTTCCTATTACTATAAAAGCTTTGTGTGTGGCTTCAGGTTATACAAATAGTGCGATTGCTTCTAATGTTTATACACAAGCATTGGCTGCTACACCTGTTATACTTCCCGTTAGTGGGCAGTTTACGAGTCCACAGACTATTACAATGTCTTGCAGCACTGGAAGTAGTTCTATCTATTACACTATAGATGGATCTACTCCAACAACCAGTTCTACTCTTTATAGCTCTGGATTTTCTAATGTTATTCCATCTACAATTAAAGCTATCTGCACAGCTGCAGGGTATGCAACAAGTGCAATAGGTGTAACAAGTTATACTTTACTTTCACCAGGAGTTCCATTACCGCCGACTAATCTTAGAGCAGTAGTGCAGTAGGAGATATAATGCCCAACATAAAGAAGTGCCCTATACCAGCTGGCCCTTATGGTCAAGCAGGTGCTCGTACCTTAATGATTGGAATAAGAACTATGAGTTATTATAATCCGACGACTAAGCAAGTAGAGGTAATGTCAAGGCCATCAATAACTTCGGGGACAAATGGAGCAAAGAAGTTCAGATTTGGCCCTTCTAAACTTGTGTGATATACTGGTTTTGTAATGAAGATGCTTCTAACAAAGATTCTATTACATAGAAGGTTCTCTAATAATGGTTGGTGGAGAAGAATAAATTATAAACTTACTCACTCTAAATACTGTTGGGTTAAGGCTTTGTAATGACTATACTAACCAGTAATAGAGATTCTGTAGTACGATGTATACGTAAAACGTAGAGAGCTTTAGAGGAATACTCAAGCTCTCACCGATTTGTAAGTGGTACCAGATACCCGGTAGTTTAAGTTAGAACTCCACCCTTTAATAAGGTGGGAATGAAGGTGCAACACCTTCCTGGGTAACCAATGTCCGAGGGTTGTCGTAAGACAATTGGGTTAAACCCAACTCGGGCGCCAAGATTAGATTTGCTTCCGTAGCTCAGTTATTAGAGCACCAGGTATTTAACCTGGGGGTCGTAGGTGAAATTCCTACCGGGAGCTCCAATTTTCGGGGTAGCTCAGTGGAATGGTAAAATAGCGTAAGCCGCCAAAGAGAGCACCAGCCTTAGGCTGGAGGTCGCAGGTTCGATTCCTGCCCTCGAATACATTTTCAATACTGAGGTCGTCTAAGTTAGGACGGAGTCCTATCGGGCTCAAATGTAGGTGAAACACCTTCCCTCGGTGCCAAGATTAAGGAGAATAAAGATGGCTAAGAAACTATCAGGAACACCATATGTTGGAGATCCAACATTTGTATTACCACGTAAGTCCACTGGTCCCGCAGCTACCTGTGGTGGACCGAAGCGTGGTCCAATGAAGAAGACTGGCAAGAAGTAAGCGGCCCAGCACAATAGAGTTAAACAATGGCCGCCAAGAAAAAGAAAGCAGCGAAGTGGATTAACACAGCCGCTTTCAAAGGTTTGGCAAACTCGGTTAATATGTATGCCAAGCAGAAGCCATTGCCCCAGCCCAAGTCCAAATAAACAATGGCATAGCTTCTGTCTATAGAGTCTCTGTGAAGACTATGAGCCCTGAAAAGCGAATCTATGTCATTGTTCCCCGATTTGTTAAGACCAATGACAATACTAAGTTAGAGATGTCTTGTGGCCGTATTATGGCACAAGTCTGCCACGTAGTGTCTAAACTCAAGCTCAGGTTAAAATGTAATCCTGATGAGTCTTTTACTACGGTAGTATTAGCTGTAGAAGATGATATTGAGTTAGGTTGGATAGAAGATAAGCTAATAGAATACGGTAAGAATCGTAATCAGTTTACTTATGAATCTTTCTTTGATGATGGGGAAGATTTCTATGGGGATAAGTTTAAGTATCTAACTGGGTTAGCTATGTTCCTAACCAAGAAGCAAGGTAAGAGTTTATTTTATAACCTGACTCCCTGGAGGTGCAGTGTTAAATCGGAGTAAGTATGGCTTATCCAGGCTTATGGAGTTATCTAAAAGGTTTCTTTTGCGATAACGATAAACCCGACATAGGAAAAGTAGGTGCTTTTATTATTATTGTTAGTTGTATGTGGTGGGTTTTTCACGTGGTATGGCACACAGGAGCTATTCCTGACCTGACAGGTATCAGTGCTTTGATAGGAGTAGGCTCTGGTTTACCATATGCTATAAACCGTGTAGACGACGTCGTAGCTGCCTGGAAGGGCAATACCCCTCCAGATGCTATACAGGGGCTCCAGCAGCCTCCTAATGCCAACAATGGCATGCCTGGTCAGCACTAACTGTGGGTTCGTAGCTCAATTGGGGGAGCAAATCCTTTGCAAGGAGATATATGAGTTTCAAAGCGGGAATAGATTTACAAATAGCTGTGCATACACTAAAGATTGCTATTGATAGGGTTGATTATCCAATTCCTTTAGAGGTAGCTCGGATGCAATGTGAGCTATATGAAAAACTCTCTCATCTGGATTATACTGACACAAAAGTAGTTGAAGATGTTACCTCTTATGTGTATGAAATCATATATACTTTTGAAAGACTTAACTATGGTGCTCCTTTTACTTACTCCACTTCCCGTCCTGAGCAAGGAAATGCTCAAGAGAGTGGTCGGTAGGACATAATAGCTCAAGATTAGTTAGTTCGTTATGCTTTCTATTACGATCTTTGTGATGGACTTCTAATACAGCTGATACTTTATCCCAGCCACAACGATTGCATTTATGTTCATAGTTTCTAAAAGCTAATGTTCTTGCGTGATGACAGTCTTCTCTATGTGCCAAGTCTTTACATTTACGAGAGCAATAATATAAACCAGTTTTGCTTGGGGCTTTCCTATGTCGGCTGGCTTGCCTTGAGAATTGATTGTGGCAATGAGCACACTCAAGATAAGTCATCTCAAGTATCCTGAGAGAAGCTGTATGCCGAGTGGAGCAAGAGATAGAACAATACTTGCCACCACCTCTATTAACTTCTCGTGGCTTAGCTTCAAACTGTTTCTGGCACTTTGGATTTAGACAAGTTCGTGTTATAGTTTTCATGGGGGATGGGACTGCTTGGGGTGGTCGTCACATTTGCAATGTGAACACAGGTGAGTTCAAATCTCACATCTTCCACCAAGATTTAGCTCCACTTCTGGTTAGTATACCAAGTGGAGCTGGGATGATTTGACAGCAGGTTCAACTCCTGTCGGATCCACCAAAGATTAAGTCCTAGATACTTAGGCAAGCTGTGGCTGTAGCTTAGTGGTAAAGCATAGGGTTGTGGCCCCTATCACCCGAGTTCGATTCTCGGCGGTCACCCCAATGTGAAAGCTATGCATCATACTAATTACATCTCGAGTAGCTCCAATTCATCAGAAGACTCTAGTAGTCTGTCTGGAGGGTTTGCCGCCGGAGGATTGCTGCTCATCGAAATAGGGGTGAGAATAGGAACGGAGCGTAAACCATGACGTTCATACCCCTGATTGCGTTTGTTGTTGCGGTGGCTTGGATGATTCGGCGTGGTTATCAAGCCAAGGCCGAATACCAGCGGGAAAAAATTGAAGAGCAACAGCGGAATCGAACGAGGCCAATGGAGGAAAAGGTTCTCGAAGCCTTTAAGTCTATCGGTGGTGAGCAGAGTACCTCAGCGGGAACGATTTCGGCCGGTCAGTTCGATTCTGTTATCTTCCGCCAAGTTTATGAATACAAAACAAAGACGTAAGCTCTTGATAGCTTTAGAAGCAAGTGCATTGAGTAAGATATAAAATGTTACTATCACCAACCAACTCGTTTACAAACTTTAATCGTTGGTAAACGTGTATTCAATTGGGCTGGTGGTGGTAATGGTAACCCGCAGAACTCCAAATCCTGAGATGGAGGTTCGATTCCTTCCCAGCCCGCCAAGTTTATATTGGGTCGTGGTCTAATTGGGAAGGCACCTGGCTGTTAACCAGGAGGATATAGGTTCAAGTCCTATCGACCCAGCCATCCTGGAGTAGCTGATGTGGTCTTAGCGCCTGCCTGAAGAGCGAGAGATGTGGGTTCGATTCCTACCTCCAGGACCACAATTTCAAGTAGGATTAATGGTAAAAATTAAATATAGATATTACTATAAGTGCCGAGCTTTAACGTGGGTATTCAGAACCCGAGAGCAGTTTTTATTGAGGAAAATTCTTAGAGGTTAAGTATATGGCTGTAAAGTTATTTAACTGCCTGAGTTGCCATGACATCTTAAAAATGCGTAGGCGTGTGCTTAGGAAATGTAAGTGTGGTAAGAGTTCGGCCCAATTAGATGCAGATGGTAATATCCTCAGGTCTGGTCCTGTACGGGTTCTTACATTAAAATTTAGTATTAATCCATAGATAGGGAATTAGCGCAGCCTGGTAGCGCACAAGTTTTGGGAACTTGGGGCCGTCAGTTCAAATCTGACATTCCCTACCAAGTTTATGCAGTAAATTTAGGTTGAAGGGTAAAGGGGAGCCGTGGATAAATTACAACACTTTCCAGATTGTTCTTGCACTGGAAACATTAACCACCCGTCGCAAGCACAGAGTGGTATACATGTTTTTCCTGGTAAGCTTTATGTAGTAACTATGCTGTCTAATCCATTAAGATATAGAAATAGGTATAGTAACTATTGGAGATTTGAGAATCAGGTTAATGCTGCTGGAGCAGAACTCTATACGGTTGAGCTGGCTTTTGGTGAAAGACATTTTGAAATAACAGAACCTAACAATCCAAAGCACTTACAGTTAAGAACTTCGCACGAACTTTGGCACAAAGAAAATGCTCTTAATCTTTTAATACAACGACTTCCTACTGATGCTAAGTATGTAGCTTGGATTGATGCTGATGTAATGTTTACTCGGGGCGATTGGGCACAAGAAACACTTCATCTATTACAGCATTATGATGTCCTTCAGATGTTTAGCCAAGCAATGGACTTAGATGTTAATAATGAACCTACACAACAGCATACAGGGTTTATGTTTGAGTATAGTAATTCTCAGTCAGATCCACTAAACACAGATCCTATTAAGCTTTATCCAGATACAAAAGGACAGAGTGGTTCTGGTGGCGGTTCTGGTTATAAACCATATGGTAAGGGTTATTGGCATCCTGGTTTTGCCTGGGCTGCTAAGAAAGAAGCCCTTAATAAAGTAGGTATGTTGATGGATTGGCCTATTCTAGGTTCCGCCGATTGGCATATGGCTTGGGCTCTTATAGGTCGAGCTCAATACCAAATGAATCCAGCATTGTCAGAGAACTATAAGAATCTAACAATGGAATGGCAGAACAGGGCTGAAATGTATATCAAGAGGAATGTTGGTTATATGCCTGGTTTAATTACACATATGTTCCACGGTAGCAAAGCTAAGAGAGCTTATGGTGATCGTTGGTCTTTCTTAATCAATGCTAAGTTTGATCCTATTACAGATATAAAGAGAGATCATCAAGGTCTATGGCAGCTATCTAATACCAATGTTAGACTTAGAGATGGAATCAGAGTTTATAATCGTCAGCGTCACGAGGATGAAAACACTGGTATATATGTCCCATAGTATGTTATAATGACTTTGGGTCTGTAACGGGTATCGCTGAATACCTTTGAGGACTTGGATGCACGCAGGTGCCCATACCACCTTAAGAGAATGGAAACTTAATAAGTGCCGAATCTCTAGCACTAGCTGCTTAACAGCTGTCCTACCTATGACATCCACTAATAGGCTAGGGCATAAACAAGTGGGTTGCTGCCAGTTATCTACCGTCTCAAAGGTGGCTGGCTTAAGACAATGAGAGACACTGACTCTATAGGATGTCTGTACCAGTAGATGTCAGTATAATACAGACTAAGCGTGTAGTATCTGGGTAGTAGAAGTATTCATACAGGGGTTCGACTCCCCTCAGATCCACCAATTTATGATAGTAAGAAATATAGAAACATCAGGATTGTTTCTCAAGCTGAGCCGGGCAAGATGGTTTGGTTGGTGGAGACAAGAATGGCACGGTAAGCATCTGATGTGTTATACGAAGTAGAAAGGAAATACAAATGGGTCCGCTGATTGCGTTCTTAGGAGATTGTCACTACAGAATTAAGAATATGTATAGTATTATGCTGGAGTGGCAGAAGAGAAGTGGACTTACTTTAGACGCCATAGTTCATGTTGGCGATTTTGGTATAGATGAAACAGCAGGGGATTGGAGAGGTATTCTTAAAGATAAATCAGTTCCAATCCCTACTTATGTATGTATGGGGAACCATGAAGACTGGGCGTCTATATGTAGATGGCAGAAGAACCCTTCTTCTATTAAGAATTTGTTTTTGTTGCCGGACGGCCAGGTCACGGAAATATGCGGAATGGCCGTAGGTTGTGTATGGGGCAACTATAGCTCCAAGAGTTACAAGAACCCTCAGAGAATATATAATGCCAGACTAAATAACGTTCCTGGCAGTATGAAAAAAATGCACATTCTAAAGAGTTCTGTAGATACTCTGTTAAATTATGAAGGTAAGATAGATATACTTATTACACACGATTGTCCAACGGTATTTGTTCCTGGACGATTTGGTAATAGAGAAGTTCCAAAGGAGATAGCACCTTTATTAGGGCTAGATCCTGATGAAAGAGGTAGCCAAGGCTGTCCTGGGTTTACCGAATTGTTAGAGAAGTTCCACCCTCAGTTTTACTTCTTTGGACATTTCCACGTCCGAGATTACCGAGAGATAGGAGGGTCAAAGGTTATTTGTTTAAATACCTTTGATTATAATCCGAATGAAGCTACAGAAATTGTGGACTTTGAACGATAGCAGTTAAATTCTAGTAGATCCTGGTTGCCGAAGTTGGGGTGGCTGGGACTCCTATAAACCTATATGAACAGCCCAGCGATCCTCAAGCATCCAACATAGGGCAGGAGCCGTGGCAATCCTACAGGAGAGTAATTAGCCTGACTGGATTTGTGAGGCAAGCAAAAACATAGAAGAATTAAAATTAAAATATAAAACTAAAAGGCCTTAACCCACATAAAAGGAGTTAAGGCCTTTATTATTTCTGGACGTTGAATTTGCCTTGCAGGTAGGTAATTATTTCAGCGTGGATTTTCTGGACTTGATTGATGGACATTTCTAAATGTGTAGCTATTTGCTTCCAGGGTAATTCCTGGACATAATATAGATATAAAAGATGTCTTTCTCTCTTAGTCATATTAGTAAAGAACTTATCATTAGTAGACTCTACCCACGCACCATTCATATGTGAGATATCAAAGGACTTGTTTACTAATACCATATCAGCAGCCCATCTACTTCCATCAGAGTCTATCATATCGCCCTCTGTATGGGGAGTGGTATGACCTAAACCAGCATCATTATCTACAGTTCTATGCTCAAGCTGTAGCATCTTATCCCACGCTTTAGCTTCTATTGTATTGGTCTGTTCATCTATATGTTCTTGTAGGTAGTATCTAAACCAAGTCTGTACGAAGTATACAAAACCTACAGGGCCTGAAGAAAGGAACTCTTTAGACGGCGGCCATTCTTTGGTTACCTTATAACCTAATAGCTTCTTACCATTCCCTCTGATAGCTTTTATATAACCCTTACGGGCTAATAGCCTTATAGCTCCGAGTGCCTCAAACTTAAGCTTCGACTTCACCTCTTCAATAGTAATATATTTCTTCTTTAATAATTTATTTATTACCTTTACTACATCCTGGACTTTTATTACATAATCAGGATCATACTTCTTTACACACCTTAATAGTAATATATTTAAAGTGTCATAGATGTCCGAGGTTGTCTGTTGTGGGAAGGCTAAGTGTAAATGATGAGCAGCCTTAGAAAAGGCAGCCTTAGATGGAATGCTATCTTTTGGTAGGAAGTATCTTAAGAACCTGCGGGTATCACCATTGTATTGGTGGGTAGGAAGATGACCTCGGACTATTAAATCTGTATATTTAAATACATAACCGTGGAAGCACTTAACTATTTCTAATAGAAGTTCTTCCTTTTCAAGTCCATCAGGTGATTGGGCATAGGTTATCCCCAGCTGATTGACAACTTGTAAGTTGTTGAACTCGCTTTCTTTTGGTAATGGCCATTTGCTGGCATAATGATTTGAATCTAATAATGTTATATTCGCCACACGCTATCCTCAGTCCCCACCAAGGATTAACTATACCTTATTTATGAATTTATATACTTAACTTCCTTGCTTGCGCTCCACAATTTCCACTTTCTCAATCGACGGCCACGGGTACACGACCGAACCACACCCGCCATCCTGCCCACAAATTTCACCTCGTTCATTTGTAGAGATAAAGCCTTTGCTTGCTGCGTTTTCAATTGCATGATCTGGCGAACCAAAATAGTTACTGCCAGAAGAGCAATGAGCATACTCAATTAGTGTAATGTCAACAATTTTCCCGTTCAAAAGATGTAAGCGTAAGTCCCGCATATTATCCTCACTTTTCGATGTCAGGAAAGTTAACGATATGATTCCCTTATTTACTTTTCTCCCAGCTTAACAATAGCCTTGAGAATTCCTTCTAATAGAATCAACATAGATACAGCCCTAATATGTTTATTGTCTTCAGCTCGGGCTAATGTATCTGCTTCTATTTGTTTTAGTTCATCTGTTACTTTACTACCACTCCATAGTGCCATAATAATCTCCTATTTTTCTAATTGTTTAAGAGCTTCTTTCTGATAACTTACTAACTGCTCCGTGTCCCACCCCAAAAGACTGCGACCAATCCGAGCAAGGCCATAAGCATCAGCAACGTTATCATCATTGGTGTCAAAACCCCAGTGCTTAAATACTTCCTTAATCATCACACTCTTCTCTACTCCACCTTTACCAGCCACGAACTTCTTTAATACTGTAGGTGGGACTAATACAAACTGAATACCAGCAGTATATAGATTGTATCTTACGAGATACCCAAGTCCTGCGATTTGAAATAACGAAGAGCCCTTGCTCGCAAAGCTGAAGTCTTCAATAACCACAAGGCTTTCGGTTGGATTCTGATTCTCTCCCCCGATATCAAGAACTTTTTGTATTTCGGATAGTATAAATCCAAGTCTTGCCATACCTTCCAGTTTACTCGGTTCAATAAGGCCAGAGTCATAATTGTATTCACTTCCCCAGAGACACCAGCCAGTCCCTGTTAGGCTAAGATCCAACCCCAGGACTCTTTTCAAAGACTTTGGAAAGATCAAAGGAGCTGAGATCTTCTCTTGCTTCTTTTGTTTTGCCACTTTTCATATCTCCTAAGAGTCTGTATATCTGTGCTATATGATCTAAGTACCAATCTAATACTATCATACGAGCGCCACCTGGGCAAATGATACCATATCTCCACTTAGGAAAGTTAGCTCTCATATCCCGAGCTAAGGCATAAGTAGGATCATTCTTAGGTAACTTAGCTTCTAATATCTTAATAAAGTAATCAAGATCATCCTGCTTCCAAGCTATCTTACAAGCTCTCCTTGTAGGAACTGTAATAAGGTGTGGAGCAGGCCCATCCTGACCTGGCTTGGTCAGATACTCTCCTTCAGCTGAGATAGTTCCCTTATCATAATTACGGATCCAGTATTCAAGGGTAGTCATAATCCTATCACAGGTGCCATTAATCCACATTGGGTCGCTCATATTTCTCTATCCTCATATAGATCACCAGAAACTGGTGGTAATAAAAACTCTTCCTTAGCTGGAGGATTGGCTGCTGGTATATCAGTAATTTTACTACAATGACAAGTAGGCATAGTTAGAGGCCCATAATTATTCATAACAGCTACCATCACAATTTCATTACCATTTATACTATGCCACATCTGTCCATTACCATCTGCCATACAGAAAGTGTATGTAGATCCTTTATCATCACAGATAGTTATGTTTCTCATTTAAACCAAGAACTTTCACCCGACTTTACTCGTCGGATTTTATCCCATACCATAACGGCTAATAGAACTAAGCATAGTATTTTCATTCGATCACCTATAAGCAGTAATACCAACTATCAATCCCAAGACAAAACCAGCTACCAACATAAGAATACCACCTATAATAATATCAATCATTCAATTACTACCTTTCTACCATTAGTCAATGTGACAAACTTCTTGGTAGCTGGGATATATTCTCTCCACTTGTCTACCCAAGGCCCACGGAAAGATAAAGCCCAAGTCTCTCTTATACTCATTACCTTATGAAATGTCTTCCTTGGAGTATACTTCGGTTTTAGACTGGGTTTGAAAGTAATAACCCTACCATCCAAATTATGCTCTTCAAACTTACCCTTTACTATCCAAGTTAAAGCATTAAATGCGTGACTATGAAAAGCTTCTCTTGTTCCATTCCCAAAATGTAGTAATACTATTGAGAACAATGACTTTATTTCTACTATAAAGAAACCATCTACGTGTGATTCTTTTCCACCATCTTTAGCCCAACTAAACAGTTTCATTTACTATCTCCAGTGTCTGAGGATGTATTATAGTAATAGGTCTATGAGCTAATCGAGCAAGGCGCACACAGCTTCCAGTGCCGCCCCAACTCCTATCCCACACAGCAATGATATCAGTGGAATAATCCACGATCTTTTGATTGCGAGCAGCCATTTGATGAAGAGCGAGGTTATAGAATTCATTACTAATATATTCTACTGAACCTCCATTATCTGCTATGAAGTTAAGTAGTTCTTTATACTTAACTTGGGCAGGATAAGGCCACTTTATCTCCTGACCTTTACAAGGTATTAAAGCTAACACTTTAATATTAAGATCAAGAGCTACTTCAACTGCCCACTGATCTACTCCAAGAGCCATACCTGATACAACACAGCTCGGTTTCTTTTCCATAAAGATCTCTTTTAAGATTTGCTTTATAGATTCTGCCCGATTGTGTTTATCATCGTAGCCTCCCAGTTTGTTTGGCCTATGACCTGTAATTCCAATTATCATCTTACCTCCAGGCATTTATGGTTTGACCAATTATCAAACTCCTCTTGTGTAGGATTAGTATACTCTAAGCCGCAGCCGCAAGCAATTGATAAAGGCAGGCTTTTTGGCCTATAAGGTATATGTTCCCACTGATCAAAGTCAAACGCTCTCATTTGATCTTCGGAAAGATCCAGGCAGCAATACATACAATGCCATTCAGGCCCTTGATTACCACAAGGACAGGGTTGCCAATCTATACAATTACAAGTGCTCATTATATATGCCTTTAAACGCTATTAGAAGCGTTTTGTGACCTTTAGTATTGCTTTTGATAGTCTACGTGTTTCCTTAAGCCAGTGTTTAAGTTGTAACATACTACAGAAACAACCTAAGTTCTGCATAGTGATTGAGTTATAAGGCATTATACCCTCTGTAGTTTTAGTTCTTTACTCAATACGGTCTTATCAAGGAACTCTTTGAAGGTATAGACTCTATATTCACCAGCATCACAATCCTGATTCCAAGGCCGGTCTATTAAGTAAGTCTTAATACCTGCTTCATTACATCGTTCGAATTCTTCTGTATAGTCGTCTATATGAAAGTCTACATTCAACTGCTTTAGCAGTTCGGGCCTGTCTTGATGGCCTGCCACCACTCCCGTAATAGCCTTAACCCCTTGCTTTTCCACCCATCTTCTAAGTAACTGAGTGCTATCTTGTATCCCGTCGGCTGCCAATAGGTTTGCCCTATGGGTAACGACATACATATTAAATGCTCCCTCTTCCAGATATGATTGGCATTCATCCAAGCCATTATTCGGAAAACTTTCGAGGTTAAGGTAAAACTCCGGGGTGTATAATGATTGAACAAAGGCATCCTCAAACTCCTTCTTGGTCATTAGGGGAGGTTTTAGCTCCCAGGGTTTCCAACTCTTCCATTCTTCCCATTCTCTATGTCCATTATCTTTGGCATTTATGAAGTCTAAGATAGCTTTGCTCCAGTTGGCCAATACACCATCAGTATCCGAGCTAATAATATATAACTTGTTCTCTGGGTTATCACTAACAGGTCTACCGTGACTATTAAACTTTACTGTCTTGTCCTCCATCACTATTCTCCTGTATTAGAGGTGTCGACTTCCACAATTGGACTGGATAAAATATCGACGACCGGCTCACTGCTTTCCTCCAGAGCCACCACCTCTTCGAGAAACAATATCTGGTCTTCACGTAGGCCATATGAGCCTCGCATCCCCTCTGTAAAAGCATATAAGGCTCCTATACCTGGATAGAAAGTAGTTCCAGTTATTGTAATTTCATCACCAGCTTTGAATTTTCTATAGCAGGTTTTCTCCCAACTACGAGGAAGGTCTTCTTTAAGTGTAGCTTTACGAGCCTCAGGAAAGTTATGCGTGAAACTTCTTTGTCTTGCTGGCCCATGCATTTTATAACCAGGCACAGCATTCTTTCTATACCAGGATTTAGATTGGAATGGAGGTTCTGAAGGAGTAGTGGGCCCGTGAACCTCACTACCCTCTTCAGCAACCTGTACAGCAGCTTGTGCATCCTGAACTACTTCGGTAAATGCGGCCTCCAACAGCTGATTAGGCAATGCTGGAGGCTCCTGAAGTTTACCTACCTCTGGAGCCTGAGAGAACTCAGGATCTCCTGGCATAATTATATTAGACATATTACTCCTTATAACTGAATGAAATTAATATCGTTAGGATTAGTCATACCTGTTTCTAAGTCTGTAGCAAACCGAGTATATCCTAATGTAGCTGGACGAAAAGCACCAGCACACTGGGGATTACCATCATAATCTGGTGTCATACATAGACAACCATTTTCAATACCAATAACTCCATAGTCATTCCAGGTTTTACCAGACATATGAGTATGACCCATTACGGCATATCTAAATGGTTTGATTACTCCATACATCAAAGCCTTCTTATATAAGAACTCAATGAAAGTTCCCACTGACTTATTAGGAATCTTTGAATACATCTCAGGGTGCCCTATGATTATATCATTAAGCTGATATACGAACCTAAAGTCTGCCCATTCATACTGCGGGAACTTAGGAACTTCAACATTGGTGAAGTTTTTGCACATCAGTAAAGAAAAATCAAAGGCATCAGGGCCGTGATGATCTAAGATATTCTGATACAGTTCGGGATGTAATTCCTTAGCATACATCTTACGAGCTCTATCATCGTGATTACCAGGCATTACTACTACCTTGGTAAAAGTCTCAGATAGTATAGCTAATATATTCATAAAAGCTTTATGCTCTTCTCTAACCGTGAAGTATTGTCCATACTTCATATACTTACTAAAGTTATGGAAGTCAACTCCGTCCCCAGCTAATACGCATATATCAGTATGCTTGTGCTTCTTAGCATCTTTAATGAAACTAAGAAAGGCTGTCTCATTATGGAATGGAGCGTGTAAGTCACTGATAATACAGCCACGATGATAACCATCATCGTCTCTTGGTTCGGCAGCAATGACTACTTCATTCTGCCAGCCCAGTAGCTCTCGGTAGTATACAAGAATTTCATCGAAGGACTGCTGATAAATCATCTTCTCTGGAGCTACAGCCATTATCTTTGCAATAGACGGCGTGACCAATACTTGAGCCTCATTCTTGACCTCTGTCTCATTAGGCTCAACCACCATAGGGCTCCCCCCGAGATCAACCACATTATAAGCCTCTCTTATAGATTCTGGAGTCCTACTAATTAGTTCTCCGATAGTCTTGAAAGACATCCGATGGCCTAATAAAGACGAAATAAAATTCTGTTTAGTAGAATTAGATAGTATATCCCAATTCTTTTTTAGTTCTATAATATATTGTTCTTTGGTTAGTTTAGACAAGACAGGCTCCTTATTTACCTACTCTGTGATTATAAAGAAAGAATACTAATGTATCATACAACTCATCATCTAATTCATCCGATAACCATCCACGATCATATTCATCTTTAGGTTTCCTTAGCATTTCATTGATACGAATAGACCTCTCGTTTTGTTTACGAGGGTCATCCATCAGCCACTTTGGATATTTAATTAGATCTTGACTCTCCATGAAAAGCGCATCGACGGTGTCCCTGTACACAATAAATATTCTAGCTTGAAGCTTATGGCGGATCGATGCAATATGTTCCGCCATAATGAGCGTGTCCGACGGCTTCGCAATAGTGGAAGATAAATTGATGCGTGGGTCGCCTGGATTTTTGACGACTGATCCTGGCATAGGATAACGTCTTTCATCAGTAATCTCCAGCCCAGCAAGAAACTCCTGATTGATCTTTCGACCAACCAGGAGTTCATTTAGGTTACTTGGTTTCGGATCCATGCTTCTTACCTTTATGAACCTTATTAACTTCAGGTTCAGTTGGAGAACCTTCTACTGGTGTAGTTGGTTCATCGTGAGTAGGTGCTATTACAACCTGTTCAAGAGTATAGACTCGTTCCATTAATGTTTCAACCTGTGCCTCTACCGTCTTACTGGCAGCAGCCTGTAACACTTCATCTTTTACTTCCTGTGGATCTTTGCTATCAATACTTTCAATAGCTCTGGCAACTGATTCCCTAAAGTCCTTGTGGGCATTCTCAAAGACTCCGTAAGCTCTCCGACCAACTGGAGCCTTGGGAGATTGTGGCCTACCACAGATACAAACTAAGAGTGGAAACTCTTGGTCTGTAGTATCTGCCATAATTTCTACTGAGCCCTGGCCACCACCTAAATATTTAGTGGCCTTGACTTCATAAAAATGATGACTACCACATCCACATTCAAGTAATTTACCTTGCATCTGTCTTTGCTGGGCAAGTATCCTTGCTTCAGCGCTGTTTGTCATACTCATTACTGTCCTCCTTGGGACTTATAATTATGGGTACACGAGGATTAGAGGGATCATAGTCCTCTGCGATAAAATCGCCTAAGCTCTTTCCACATATCGTACATTTGTCATCCACATTTAGACCATCGGAATGGTCGCCTGCAAATTGACAATCATGCTGGTCGATAACTTTGTTATCGGATCCAACTATGAACTTTTTACCCGTTGTTTTGGGATCTATTACTTCCATCTCATCGCCTGTCATATTTATCCTAACGGAGACATTGCTTTACCCATATCATCTCCATTGTCTGACCACTTATTTGTGTATTCATCAGCTTTGATACGAAGTTCATTCTGTTCCATTATACTACATTCTTCAACACGACCAGACCTTGGTTCCAACTCATAATATAATCTGCTATCAAATGAACCAACCTTTGATTTGTCAAGAACTAATTCAATTACAGGTTTACGATACGGTATTTTGGTAGTATTAGGATCTACTATACCATCCTTTACTGCTATGATATTAGCATTACCTTCTCTGTCCTTAAGGTCATTATATACTCCTATATTGAGTGAGGAGTCGTATGACATACCAGCACTGCCCTTTAGATTTCTTACCTTTGGTCTAACACCTGGCCGTAATACAGCCTTGGTTAGTTCCATAGTCATAATAAGTGTAGCGTGATACTTATTGGCTAAGTGCTTTGCATACACACTCATAGCCCTAGTCTTGCTTTCTCCCTCTTTCTCACCCGGCAGATCATAGAGGTGAAAATTATCACCGATGACCACTAGGCCTCTATCTGGGTATTTGTGTCTGAGCGTCTTAATGCGACTTTCCAAAGACGGAAACGTAGGAGGGAGTGAAGAAATGTCCTCTGGTACAAGTAGTTCTTTCTCAATGACATTATCAGTCCAATCACTTATTAGTTTATAGGCTTTATGAAAGTTGGAATAGTTTGCTAACGAATAACCAGCCTTCTTAAAATCATTTGAATACCATCCTGTCTTGTGACCATTGTTACCATCAGCGATAGGATCAAATGTATCCCATATCGTACCATCTTTTCTCTTTAAGTGGCCTTCTTCACCAAACTTTGAAGCCCAAAGTCTTGGCAAAAAGACAGATAAAGAGTCATCAATTGTATGATATAGAACCATAGTATCTGGATTGTTATCTATGATTCTCCAGGCTAAGTTAGCAAGGAAAGAAGACTTACCTTGGTTCATCTTACCAGGGATAGTAACAAAAGAATCTTCCTTTGGTATACCACCTACTAAGGTATCAAACAACTCCCAACCTGTCTTTAGTTCAACCAACTCAATATTTGCTACTTGTGTAGTCTTGATTGATTCAATAGTCTTCTTTGTGTTAACTACACTATAAGTTTCCTTGCTGGACTGGATCTTATCTATACGATCCTGGGCCTCCTGCAGAATAGAATGAATAGCCTTAGGATTTAGCTGTAGCTTCTTAGCAACCGTAGCAGCTACAATAGCCTTCTCCTCTTCCATCTTAGCTACATCACTATCTACAAGAGCAGTAACCTCTCTCCAGATAACATCTTCTGGAATGCCAGTTTCTTTGGCCAACTGACGAGATTTCTGCAGCCTAATAAAGTTATTAGTCTCATTAACAATGTATCCAACCATATCATTAGCCAATAGGATTGGATCTTGACCAGCAGCCATTGCCTTATGTAATGACCATCCAAAGATATCCGTCTTAGGAAGGGCTTGGAATGCTTTTAAGCCGCCCATAGTACGGATATAAGCATCTGGATCATCAGTTCCATCAGGCATAGCTACTATCTCTACACGGAGACCAGGACGGCCCCCGAGCGATTCACCAAGGAGCTTAACAAACCTGTCTGTGCCAGCTTCACCTGCGTCGTCAGCATCCAGTACGAATATGATATGCTTGATACCCAAACCGAGGATGAGCTCCAAGTGATCTTTCGTAAATGAGGTGCTTCCAATAGCGCACGAGTTTTGTAGCCCTGCATTGACAGCGGTAACACAATCGCTGTAACCTTCGAAAACATACAACGACGTAGCAAACTTCTTCGCACGATGTAAACCAAAGAGTCTTTTTGACTTCTGATAGATGTGATTTCTAAGGGAAGTTTCACCTGAACTGTGTTCCATTGAGTTAATATACTTAGTTGGCTTCTTAAGTTTATCCAAAGCTTCCTTACGCTTTGGATTATCTTCGGCATACTTCTCCAATATCTTTGCTTTTGAATCCGTATAGTCTTTTGTTTGTTGTTCAAACAATAAGTTTCTGCACGCAAACCCGACAGGATTCCCATTCTCATCCTTTACCGTAAAGATTAAATTATTCTCACTGAACATACTCTTACGATGAAGGTCAACCTGGGTAAGGAAAGATTCCGACCACCCGTGCTGCTTCTTCATACGGTTCATAAAGTCTTCGTGTGAAGTAACTGAACCAACCCCAAGAGAGATACGGATGTTCTTCTCCCACCCATACTTCTTAAGAGCTGCCTCAACAATAGGACTATAAGTATTGTTCTTCGGGCCTATAATAATCTGAGCAGCATCCCTATAAGCACGATATGTATCCATCTCATATTGTTCTTCTGGGTTGGGCTCCTCAATAGGTAGTTCAATACCATAAATGTCAGCTAAATACTTTAAGTTGTCGTGAATGAACGAGATACCAGTAAGTGGCTTACCTTCAAGGAATGAAGTTGCTGTGAAGATATCACCAGTGGCACCGCAGCCAAAGCAATGGAAGATATGGCCGTGTGATTCAGGCACAATTCCACAACTTGGGCTGGAATCATCGTGCTCAGGATTAATACAACTAAAAGGTTTACCTTCTGTAATATGAATCCCTTGTGATTGTAGGTAATAAGTTAACTTATCTCTGAGCTGTTCTTTAATAGTGTCGTAGGTATGTAGAATAGTAGACATAAAATGACGTTTTCTCCTGGTTAGTATAAGTCTATAACTCACAGACTCCAGCAGCACAGGCTAATTCCTGGGCTCCAAGGGTTCTATCATCCTTCTCGTACTTGGTAAGCTCCGCCCAATTAACAGAGGGGAACTCAGCTATTGCTTTCTTGTATTCTTCTTCCGTTATTGATGTATATGGTGCTTGTTTATAGATATGATCCGTATGGGGTAGAAAAGATACTCCACCTATCTCATTGAAGTTCTTATATACCCAAGTGCCTACTTCTAACCACTCTGATTCTTTGATATAAACCGTACAAGACGGATTGTGTTCACACCAATGCTTCCTATAAGTAAGATAAACTTCGAGCTGCTGAATGGCTGTCAGCTTATCTCTCGTTACACTGGTAGCTGGAGCTTTAACAGGGAAGTAAAAGACATCTACATCATTAGGCTTGGTAATATCAGGCTCATTAGGAACCCGACAATGCTTTAATAAGGTAGAGATAGGGTCTCTCTTATCCTGTCTAATAGCCCTGGTATAGTATATATCATACCTGGTATGTATACCTGAAGCTGAATTAACTAATTGACTTACGGTTCCAGATGGTTTAATACAAGTTATCGCTGCGGAGGCACCAATGCCCAACCGCTTGGCCCATTCCTTATTCGTCTCAATGGCCAGCTTTCGTAGCGCCTGTAATAGCTCGGGCTTAGGATTTGCCGTATTCTTGTTGTCCATGATACCTGTGAGCGAAACACCCAATAGATGTTCTTCTTCCGCATTCTTTTTCCATCCTGCTCTTAAGTATCTAAAGTTTGTAAGCGTGCTTTGTAGAGTTCCAAGTATGGTAGCAAGACGAATTTTCCGTCTGAGGGTTTTCGGCGTATCCTCAGGACGGATGACAACTTCAGTAAGGTTGCAAAACCCCATATTACGCAAGATGATTTCACCACAGGGGTTAGTTCCAAATTCGATCTTCTCCACTTTTCGTCGAAGCGATTCCTTAGCCTTAAGGCTTGCCGCTTGCCTATTAAATATCCCACGTTCTCCTGACTTTGAATCATATAGACTTAACCACTCCTTCATAAAGATGCCTATGTCTGGCTTCTCTGTATAAACAGCAGAATTATTAGCCAGCCTACGATGAGGGAATTCCTCCCACCATTGACCGGTCTTAGCTGCCCGCATTCTGTCGTCTGATAAATTTGACAGGCTAATCATAGCAGAACGGCGAACTCCACCGACTACTACAATATCACCTACCTTACACATAATATCGTGACACTCTAATGATGTCAGTTTACGACCAGCAGCCTTCTTAAATGTAGCTACCGTGAATTTAAAAAGATCATCCAAAGGCCCAGGCCCTGAAGATCTTCCACCGAAGGTTTTGAGTGGTGCTCCTGCAGCCCTAAGCTCCGATAAATCCCACGTCGGAACCATCCCACTATAGAGGAGGGCAATGAGCTCTTTAAAGGCCGTTGCCCACCCGATTTTTGAATCTCTGACTTTAAGAACAGTGGATGTAGCGAAGAAGTTTTCTGCAATAGTTGGGAGACAGTTAACATATTGTCTCTCAACTGAGAATCCAACCCCTGTTCCACACATACTGATATACATAGCTTCGTCGAATGCCCGAGGGTCATCAACGGCAACATAAGAACAATTATAGCCAGCGCAATTATCTTTTTCAAGTGCCTCTCCTGCTGTCATCAACGCTCGCATTGATGGCATAATGTCCATATTGTAAATGCTCTTCCGCAATTCTTCCATCGTTGACTTACGGTACTTGACTGGAACACGCTTAGAGAAGAACTTAATATAACGGTCTACAGTCTCACCCCAGTCTTCTCTGCGTTCCTGATCATACAACCACCTTGAATACCTAGACTTATAAACAAAGGTAGAATAGAGTTGATTCACGTCAACAGCCATCTGTATTGCCTCCGAGTTAACTTCCTTTTTGAACAAAGCCACCTACAGGTAGCTTCCTTGCTTTACCTTTAGCTCTTAAACCTACCACAACTCCTTTCTTATCAAGGAATCGTAGGTCATTTTCATCACCATCTATTACTTCAAAACCATTCCATTCTTTAGGAAGGTCTTGTCCTCTTTTGGTGGAGAAAACTACAGCGACATTTATATTGTTTTTGAGAGCTTCCATACATTGTATCATATTTGTTTCACCACGGGAAAAGGTTATATGATAATTAGGTAATGTTCTTTCCCACGGATTGGGAATCTTTGTATAGTCATAGAACTGTATGTAAGGATAAGCTTTAGCAAAATGCTGAGCTAACCAAGGTAGATCACTACAACCATTTAATCTAATACAAGGTATCATTTCATTCTTTTTAGCCCGACTAATAACAGAATTAATATCCTTAGCTATTGTTTCTAAGAACTTTGGTCTATCATTATGTAATAGAGTAGTCCTTCTTAGCTGGGCTGCTTGAGGGCCAGGCATAACTAACCTACCTGATGTATGTCCCAAGCAAGTGAACTTACATTCTGGTGTAGCATAAGCACATACATTCATTAGCCCAGAAGAATCCGCAGCAGAGAGATAAAGGATACCTGTCAGATATCCTTTCTTTTCTCCCTTGATCGTCTTTGCACTTTGGAGTGTTAACTCCATACAACTACTCCTTTACCCTTACATTGAGAACATCTTTCCCTTGTAATACTATTACTATCATTTCTACCTATGATGGCAAAAAATGGCCCTAATATAGTCAAACATAAGACAGCGCCTACGTCCATTACATGACCTTTACCTTTACAGGTTGGGCAAATTATCGTGGCTTGGATAAGGCCTCCGCTTGCTTCAAGTTAGGTTCAATGTCATCAAAGAGAAGAGGCCAAGTCTTCTGGAACTTATATAGTAAAGGAATAGTAACTGCCTTGAAATCAGGATGAGTCTCTTGTGTCGTCCTCATAATAAGGAAGTGTCTCCAGTTCCTTAGATTGCCTGTTGTAGCTATTGTAGCTGCCAAACAAGTGGGAAGAATAGCCCTTGCTACTTGTGGTGAACACCCATTTTCCAACAGGCGTATGTAGGACGCTTCCGCATACGAAATATCCATTTGGAGATCAGCATTGAGCGCAGGAGGGAGTTGGACTGGTTTGATAAAATCCATACCTCCCTTTTTCTTATAGTTGACAAAGCGAGTAGACTCCTGGGTGAAGCTGAATAGACGATGCCTTACCAATTCGTGAGTAATTCCCCGGTCAATCCTAAAGAGAACAGTAGCTGATACGTGTTCTACGACTGACCAGTCTCCTTTTTGCATAACTACGAAGTTAATAAATCTCTTCCAGCTATCTTCAGTCTGCAAATCTTCCGACCTATGAGAGATACGAGCCATAGTTTCAATGAACTTTAGATCATCTATTCCTTTTGATAAATCCTTAGGCCGTAATATGACTGTAGATGGTTCTATTAGCTTCATGCTACTTTACCTATAGGATTTGGGATAAGCTTTGGTCGGCCAAAGTTATCGAATGAACAATCCTTGTAATAATTATTACAATTTGCACATTGGGGAATAATATTATTGATACTTATAGGAAGATTGGGGTTTTTATGCCCTTGTTGTAATGCTACAATAGTAGTGGGAAAATGTCTGTGAGGTTTTCCATCTTCAGTTCCACATGTAGCACAACAATTTACATACTTCTTCTTTAAATCATTCCAATCTTTAGGGTCGAGATTACCTTTTCTTTTCATAGGCGCCCACGCTGGACTAGGCTTGTCTAAAGTTACCAATAAATAATAACCTTTAGGAACTCTATTCTCAGTTCCTGGAATTATATCACCTTTAATGAGAAGATAATAACCATCTCCTTTTAAATGGCGTACTTGTTGATCTCCTGAAACTTGAGTGTTTAATAGTTGAATATAAGCAGTAATCGCATTCTTACTAACTAAGCTTCCTTTATGCTTAAACAACGCAACTAATTGATAAGATTTAATAGACTTGTCACCCGGTAATTTAATACTATGGTTCTTAAGATATTTTTCATAAGACTGTTTTATTCCTGCCCACAATTTTTCATATTCCTCTGGACTTATACTTATATTTATTACAGATGTGTTCATCGTGAGGCTACTCATTATTCTCCTTTATTATACTATCTACATATTTTATACGCTTTCCAATCCAATGCATTACAGGTATAGCCATTGAGTTCCCTAAAGCTTTATACCTATAACCATCTTTGGCACCAGGGATATTCGTATAATTATCTGGGAAACCTTGTAGTCTTTCACACTCTAATAATGTCAACCTTCTGACTCCTTTATCATCTAAAATCTTTGGACCAGTAGCATTGCTAATCCCACAGGATGCAGTTAATGTAGGGGCTTGTTCTGAAATAGTATAGTTCTTAACATCTGCAAAGATAGGTAGTTTTATTTCCCTAATGCTATTTTCAATACTTGTGGTACTTTCTTGTTGGCTTTCTTTGCTCTTCTTAGAACTCCAGCACAGGCTTTCTTGCTCAAATAGAACTGCTGCGGAAGGTCTCCAGTCTCCAAGATATCCGACAACGAAGACACGACGCCTTCTTTGTGGAACTCCGAAGTTCTGAGCGTCAAGAACTCTGTAGGAGAACCCATACCCGCATTTAGCCAATGCCCCGAGGAGGGAACCAAAGGCTTTCCCTTTTTGTGCTGACAAGACCCCTGTAACATTTTCCCATAATATCCATCTGGGTTGAAGTGCTTTAGCAAGTTGGCAGAATTTGAGGGCCAGGTTACCACGAGGGTCCTTAAGTCCTTTTCTGAGACCTGACATAGAGAAGGACTGGCAGGGAGTACCTCCGACAAGTAAATCAATTTTATTTTCTTTGAATGGTTTTGTTTCATATATCTTTGTCATATCTCCTAAATTAGGTATTAAGGGATAATGGTATTTCAATACTTCAGATGGAAACTTCTCTATCTCTGAGAACCACGCTGGTTTCCAACCTAAAGAGTGCCAAGCAACAGTGGCAGCTTCTATACCAGAACATACACTACCATATATCATTTACTTCTCCTGTGGGTAGTATAAGCATTTACACCCAATCCTTTTGTTCGGCTAAAATAGTATCTATACACGCTTCATTAAAGTTGTCTAATGTTATCTCAAAATCATCCTGCCAACGAGGGTTATCGTTCTCAATTGAAATGACTTGCTGAATCCCAGCCTGAATAACAAAAGAAGAACAAGGCCCACAAGGCAAAAAGGGATAAGTATATAGCGTACACGCTACAACTGACCGGTGAGCAAAGAGAATAGCATTCTTCTCTGCGTGAACCACCATCTTATACTTTAGCTCCCTATTATTTAGCCTCTCATCTGTGTCTTCTATACCTTGAGGAAGGCCATTATAGCCTACAGAGACCAATCTGTTATCTGCATCTACTATTACAGCTCCTACTTTGGTAGACGGGTCTTTTGACCAAGTAGAAACAAGCTTAGCCATCGCCATATACCTACTATGCCACTTGCTTAGTTTCATTTTTTTCCTTTCAATAGATAATCTCTCAATTCAGTTGGTAAACCCCAGCGTTTAATACCATCGTTGCAGTATCTTATATCAAAATAAGTCCATGCCTCTCTCGGAGGTTCATATGCTAATTCTGGTTCTCCATAGTTCTCCGCTGTCCTCTCTACCAAAGGAGAATTTAAGATTATATTGGTAGGACATATAGCTATTACCGTTACTTCAGGGTTGGTAATCATATAATAATCAGAGTTTACCAACACCTGGTATTTTCTGTATTGGACTCTAACTGTTTTAAAATGAATTCTGTCATACTTCCAGAAATTATATTTTCTTTTGGGATCTGTATCTCTTACTTCACCCTCTATCTCTCTATTCATTCCTTGTAATTCAATACCATAGTCAGGCACAGTTTTAAACTGGGCTGCTATTTTTGGTGGGCCGTGTCTCTTTTTAGCTCCAGTTGAATTAAGCAATCTATTCATAGCTCTATTAACTAACGGGTCAGCAATAGCTGCTGCTGCAGCACTAAAAGGTTTTTGTCCTACATAAGGATTAATCATATGGGCTAATATATGACCATGACACAAAGCTGGAGCACAATAACAACCTAACTTCTTTCCTTTTAACTGATGTAATGCAGCAATCAAATCAGGTCTTTTAATAATATACTTATAATACTCGTATACAGCTTCTTCTCTTGTTGCTACAGTAATTATATCTGCAAATTTACTTGGCTTGTGGGAAAAAGGATTACCCCACTTACTACCTCTACCTATATAGACATCATATCTTTCATTTCTTTTGTTTACCACGGTTGTTAATGAGTTTGATGACATCCTTTGCTTTCTCCCTTGCCGGCCCGGCCCAGTAACCGAAGTCACCTACTTCCTCGTCCATTAGGCAGGCTGTAATTAGATCTTCTAAATCATCACTTGCTTTTAAAGTCTCTAATATCTTTCGGTCAGCGGCATAATCTACTTCAAAAACAGTTTCTTGTTTGATTGGTATCGTCATTAGATCTCTCTGTCCTCATCACTGGATTCCCCTATTAGTATCTGAGTAGCTGGACTATTCAATGGCGCTACCAGAGTAGTAGGGTCTATAGTATACCACGATAGTCCAGCGTCATGCGATACTTGTAGCACTTTATTATCAACTATTCTTACCTGAGTGCCATTAGATAATACTACTTGTTTTATAGGCTCAGCTATTGGATCAGAGATGTTGCCAGTATAATTCCATCTTCTCCATCTAATCCCACCATCAAAGAGTATATGTTCATTCGTATGCCACGCAGGTTCTTTATCACTTGATACTCCTATATCACACACTACCCATTTTTTTCCATAGTGATCAGTCAAAAGATCGCCCATCATATATTTATGGTTGGGTTTCCAGTTATAACCGGTTATAGAAGCAGGCTTCCAGTTGGGAGCTGGAGCTAATATTTTTTTGTTAAAGCAGGATTTACATAAGCGGCCTACTTCGGTTAGCATTAAATCATTATATTCGTAGTATGTATTACAATTAGCACATAAGAAAGTAGGATATTCACCACCAGATGATTCATCAATAGGTTCTGGTGGAGTTGGGTTATAATATTCGTATTGCTCATATGATTCATAATCATATGGATTGGGAGAGTTAGGCATCTTACACTTCTCGGTCTTCGAATAGCTCGTCTACCTCAGGTCTGGTAAAGGCTTTAGATTCTAATAGTGGGAATGCTAATTTATTTA